TTCTATATCAGCTCCAACATCTAATGTTGCTTGTGCAACATCTCTAGCTGCTCCACCTATAGTTCTAAATAGATTTGTGCCAAAACCAGCTTTATCTTCTTGTTCTGTTATAGGTGTTATTTGATTTACAGGAACGCCACCAAACTTGCTAGGTGATAAGTCATTATTTTTTTCTAATGGCTCATTTACTGGCACTCCACCAAACTTGCTTGCCATTATGGTTTCCTATAAGTTTGTCCATCTTCAATAAATAATGATCCTGAAGGCAAGGCATCATATTGTTCTTGTGTAGTAATTGTTACTGGCCCAGATTGATTTGTGTTTTCATTGCTAAAGTTATTAACCTGCATTTCATTTAGTCTATTTCTAATCATTATCTTCATTGGGTCTGTATCGCCAATAGTGTCTAATATTCTTTGGTCTGTGCCTGTAAGTTTATAACCAGGATTGTTTTTCATCTTTTCTAAAATCTCTACAACAAAATCACTTTTTGTTGTTTTGTTTTGTGCAGGACTAGACGGAATAAAACCAAACAGTTGATTTATTCTAATTTTTTTAGCCAAATCAGAATTAGGATCAAGTGTTTTCATAAACTCTTGTTGGTCTTTCATTAATTGTTCTTGTTTAGCCTGTCTCTCTGCTCTTTCTTTTTGAGCATCAAAACCAGCTTTTCTTTGCATAAAACCAGCAGATGCATCTCTACCGCTTAACAAGTCACCAAGAGCCATAAGCATATTTCCTCTTTGTTGTTTTTTTAAAAGTTCAGCTTGTGGGTTTGGTTGTTGTACTGGTGGTAAATTTATAATTGGTTTATTTGGTTGCACGGAATCACCAATCATACCAAAAGGTTTGTTTATATTTTCAATAGCTTGTTTGTTTTTGTTTACATTATTTATTAATCCTAATGTTTTAAAAATATCCATTTCATCCGTTGTGATGCCACCATCCATAGGATTGTAGCCACCAGCTTTCATTAAATTAAAAAAGTCATATTGATTTGCCATTATAAAGCTCCGTAATTGACCATGTAATAACCATTGTCATCTTCAATTACTGCTTCAGGCATATATTTCTTAACCTCTTGGGCAATAACTCCTATAGTTGGAAACTTATCCCAACCCATTTCTTTGGCTTCATCTTTCCAATTCCATGTGTAAATATTATGTCCTTTTTCTTTGCCAATAAAAGTAATATCTTTTTTCATTCTTTCATCAGAACCACCCATCATTTTCATACCAAACAAACTTGCTGCCGCACCTAATATATCTCCTAATCCAGTTTTCTTTTGACTGGTTGTACTTGTTGACACTGGCATACCTGATGCTGCACCTGTTAATAAACTAAATCTTCTAAACGGATCGTCATATCCTCTTAGGAACTCGTTATAACCAAAGTCTAATCCAGCTTGGTCTATTGCTTGTTGTTGATTTCCTATACCAGATAATAAACCAAAGTTTCTATATTGGTCTGCTAATTGATTACCAAACAAGTTTGCTTGGAAAGATCTGTTTTGCATATCCAACATTGGATTTTGAAATGCAACATCTCTATCAAGACCTGCCATAAATCTATCAGCGTCATACTGTCTGCCAATATCTTGTCCTGCTAGGTTTGTTGCTCTATCAAAACCCTGTGTTCTAAGTTTTGATGTAATGTCACCAGCTTCGTCAAAGAAGTTTTTATTTGTTTCAGCTTCTAATAAGGCTGAACGAGAACCACCAAATGCACCTCTACCTATTGCAGCATCTTGATCTCTTTGTAACTGCATTAATCTTGCATCGTTTAAATCATCTAAAGTGTTGTCTATAACTTGTTCAGTAAATGGATTTTGATATGCACCTATATCAGCATCCAATAAAGACATAGGTTTAACATCTCTTATATCGTTTCTTTGTATTGATATTGGGCCTTGCTCTCCTAATTGATTTAATTTTGATCTAGGATCAAATCCAAAAGATTTGTCATACATATCTCTTGCTTGATCTTGTATAAACATTTGGTCATCTGTAAATCCTGCAACCCCTTGACCTGTAAATGGTTGAAATGGTGTGTTATATAATGACTTTCCTTCATCATACAAATTTTTAAAGATTTGCATTTGTTGTGGATCGACTGTAGTTCCTGTTGTGGTTTTTCCTTTACTCATAATTCTTTTCTAATCATATATTCTTGTTCAAAGCCAAGATGTTTAATTTTACGAAGCCAACCCTTTCTGCCTCCGCCATAAATTCTTTTGCATCCAAAATGTCTTGCAAAGTTTTCAAAGCTAGGCAACATGGCTTCTAGCTCTTTGTAGTTTCCTCCACAAAAAAGCAAATTCATTACCTTTGTTTGTGGAAATTCTACAATCTCAGTTATCATTACTGAGTCTTTACCACCCCAAATATGAAACATACCGAGGCGTATTTTTTCTTTAATATCTTCTAAATTATACATATCTTGGTGCTTTAATGCACTAATAATATGATGTTCTAGTCTCTCAAACTCTAGTTCCCAATCCTCTTTAGACTGTTGCTGTTGCTGAGAGTGTGCCATTGTCTGCGACACTAATCTTATATTTTGTTCCATTTGGACTTATTAATACTAGCTCAGTTTGATCTGGGCCATTTGCTTCAATACGCTCTCCCTTTTTAAAGGTTAAGCCATCTCTATATTCTATTTCTGATACCAAGTAATTTTGATATTCAGTATTAAAAACAGGGCCTGGTCTTGTTAAGGCTCGTCTTGCCATTATCTACGCCCTCTTGTTCTTACATTTAATCTTATTTTACCAACCTGAAATGTTTGGTCAGTATCACCTGTAACTTTCATTTTAACTTGTCTGGCAGAAAATCTTGCATCGGTATAACCATCACTTTCAAAAGTAAATGAACCAAAGTCTGTTTCTGCTCCTAGTGGTGTAAACTTTCCTTTAAAACTTAAACTTACTCCTGGTAATGTTGCAGACTCTTCATCTGGAATAATCTGATTACATTGCACATAGTTATCACCATTGCCTATTTCTATTGGGCCACTCTCACAAAAGGGTACTGAGTTACCTAAGTTTTCTGAGTTATTTAATGTAGTGCTATCGTGTTGGTATACAAAACCAGAACTATCACACGCTATTGGAAAATCAAATACGCCTTGGTCTAACCAACAACTTCTATCTAATATTCCGATACTCCATACATTTTCAGCATAATTCCATATAACATATTTATTAGGTATTTGTGAATCGCCAGATGGAAAGAAAAACCACATTTCATTGTAGTTAGAGTTATGTCCGCCACATGAGGATTTTCTATAAGTTGAATTTAAAGTGTCATATATATAGTCATGCACATCACATGGTATTTCTTTTACAGTACCATCAAATATAAAGAATGAGTTTTCACCCATCCAAGTTAAAAAAGCTCCTGCTGTTACAACTGTTCTAGGACTTAAAGTTTTACAATTTGTTCCTGCATCTTGTATTCCATAGATAAAAGGAGAACCCGTGTAATACATTCTAGCAATACCTGTATCAGTAAAGATGATAATATCTGTTTGCCATTTTGCAGCATGTAATATTCTACCGCCTGTTGGTATTTGTAAATCACCAGCAGTATTCGTAGCTGCTGCTGTCCATGTGGTTAGTGTTTCTCTTGATGACCATTGCACCTTTCTAGGATCGCCACCAGCTCCATAAGCTACGACATGCCTTTCATTAGTAACAAAAACACCCTGACAGCTTGTTGGTGCATTAGTTACAACTGTTGCAATAGAACTAGGAGAAGCTGGATTCCATTGATAAATTTTACCATCTGATGATGAACAGAATATTAATATTTCACCAAAGTTATCAAAAGAAAAGTTATTGGTATT